TCTCGCCGTGCGTGTATTAGCGAAACAGACCAAATACAAATCCATATCGCTCAAAGACGCACTCGGCCCCCTGTCGGAATCGGGTGAAAATCTTATACGGACGATCACGTACGTGATGGACGGTGTCGGATGGGAAACCATGTCCGCGTACGAGTTCGTGAATAGTTTCGATCACGTAGGACTTTCGAAGCAGTGCACGCAGCGCGTGTCCGGTAAACACATGAACGATGCGATGCAAAATGCCCTCCTCGAAAAGGGTGCCACATTCATGTTTAACACACACCTAGAGAGTGTAGATTACAGAAAAGATGGCTACACGGCCACGTTTAAGGATGGCGTCTCGATAGACGATGGTCTCCTCGTGTTATGCGTCGACAACAGTAAAGCACTCGAACTCATCGGTGATAATTGGGGTGAAGACGCGGCTAAGAAAATAGGGCCGAGCACGTACGGCTGCATAAACGTCTTACTCGATTACGACGAACCCGTGAAACTCGAGTCGGATTTACACATAGGCATGAACACGAGACTTCGACTTCAACCGGTAGTACTCGCGGACGGAAACACGGTTTCGTGTGTCATATGTGATCTGACCGACGAAGTATTAGCCATGGAACCGGATGCACTCAAAGCGGAAGTCATACGAGAACTCAATCTCCCCGAACCCACGCGCGCGAGAATAGGGTGGGGTGCGGAATGGAAGGATGGTTCGTGGCGATTCGAACAATCATCGGGTGTTTTGAGTCTACACGGACAATTGCCATTCTTCGGTGAAAGTCCTAACGTGGCCATGTGTGGTATGATGTCGCCGAGAAATACGCCATACTCGAGCATCGAAGCGGCGATAGAGGTTGGTCGGTCATTCTGTCATCAAGAGTTCGGCACGAGAAAACCACATCAACCCATTCGAATCACACTCGTGTTATTCGTGCTTATAGCTTTAATTCTAATAATCATATATACTAGGAAATCATGATTCCCATGGATTGTGAAGTGTACGAACCCATGTATGAATATAACGATAAAAAGTACATGCGTGTCGTGGTAGACAATAGGACGCGCGACTACATACAGGGTCTTCACGAAAGTAAATCGAGATTCATCGTGAACAAACATAATATAGATGATCCACTCGAGGGTAACGTATTGACTATAAAGATACCATTCAGATACAGACGTGTGATGTGCACCATCGAAGGTGACACACCCGTACAATCTCTAGCTAAGGGTGACAAAGTCAAAATAGTAGCAAATTTTAGTGGCGCGTGGAACGTCGCCAATCACAGTGGATACGCGTGGGTGATTAAGACGATTCAGACTCCTCCTCCTCCCCCTTCTTCTCCGGAATCTCAATCTCTTCGAGACCATTCTCTCTGAATCCCAAGAAAACCCGAAGACTTCCTTGGAGTCGGTGAAGTTCTTGGTACGTGGTTTCGACCGCTTCTTGGAGCTTCTTGATATTCTCTTCAACGTTAAGCTTTGGCATGCTGTATGTACTCTATTAAAGTTTATAGTCTTTAATACAGTAGAATGCTCACAAGGAGTGGATACATCATTAATAATCCATCTCCCGAAATAAAAAAAGAGCTCACGGTAAGAGCTGTGGTTAACGATGACTTCGGATTTCCACCACCGCCTTTTAAGGTATTTAGACCAACTAAGAATGGAATCTGCGTTCCAAGATACTATGGAGTTGCTAAAATGGGAGAACCTCACGACGACAAAAGACCGGAACCCGTTCGAATCGGTGTACGCTTCAATGGAACGCTCCGAGACGCAACACATCAGAACGCCGCACTTGCTGCGGCTCTTGATGCGGGTCATGGAGTCCTCAGCCTTCCGTGTGGGTTTGGTAAGACCACCGTTTCGTTAGCCATCGCGTGTAAACTTGGATACAGAACCATGATTGTCGTACACAAGGAATTCCTCGCGAATCAATGGGAAGAACGAATCAAACAGTTTTGTCCGGGTGCGACCATAGGTAGGGTTCAGCAAAACAAAAAGGAAGTTGACTGTGATTTCGTGATAGCCATGTTACAATCACTCTCACTGAAAGAATACTCATTCGGTGATTTTGATAGCGTCGGTACACTGATAGTCGACGAGGCGCATCACATATGTGCCAAGGTGTTTAGTCAATCCTTATTTAAGATGTGCCCCAAACACATATTCGGGTTGTCTGCGACACCAAACAGGAAAGATGGACTCACGAAAGTGCTTCACTGGTTTATGGGTCCTACATTTTTTGCCGTAGAACGAGAAAATCAACAGCAGGTCGAGGTGTTTCCCATAGAGTTCGAATGTGCGCGATTTAGAGACCCACCGCCGTGTACTCGATTTGGGAAATTATCACTCTCGACCATGATCACGGAACTCACGGAGATGCGTGAACGAAACGCGATGCTCGTCAATCTCATCGGTCGCATCGCGAAGAGTACGAGACAAATCCTCGTATTGAGTGATCGTCGACAACACTGCATGTTGTTGCATCAGTGTTTTCCAAAGAATTCAGGGCTTTACATGGGGGGTATGAAAGAAGTCGATCTCGCGGAATCGAGTACGAAAAAGATAATATTTGCAACATTTAGTCAAGCACATGAGGGCTTGGATATACCCTCTTTGGATACGGTTATTCTCTCGACGCCGAAATCGGACATAGTTCAATCCATAGGGCGCGTGATGCGAGAGACAAAAGGAAAGAAGAACAACCCAAACATATACGATATTTTTGACCAATGGTCGGTGTGTCACGCCATGTATAACAAACGTCTTCGAGTATACAAACAAGGTGGATTCAATATACCCAAGGTGAAAGAGGAAGAACCCGATGCATTTACGCGGGGTGAATGTTTGATAAATTTGTAATCTAATTATAGAATGCCATGCGATTCAAACAAAAGATCACAGCGGAAATATTATGAGCGAATACGTGATATACCACATCTCAGATTAGAAGACGTCACACTCGCTGATAATACTACAACGAAGGGTGTGAACATAGATGGTTCCATCGATATAGACGGCTATTTCATAGGCGATGCATCGAAAATAACAAACTTTCAATACTTCACATTCATGACACTCGATGACGTCGTGACAAATGGTAATACTACCAATCGCGGTGTATATTTTAATGGCGATTTGGAAGCAACTGGATATTTTTTAGGTGATGCGACATACATTACGAATTTACCTTACGTGTCAGGTCCGGTTGGGCTAACACTCGACGATGTTGTTGTGAATGGAAATACAGTGACAGTGCGTGGTGCATATTTTAATGGGGACTTACAAGCATCCGGTTATTTAATAGGTGATGGAACTTATATAACAAACGCCATCGACCAAACACTCGATTTAGATGACATAGTTACCACTAATAATGTATCGAGTATAGGCGCTGTGTTTGGTGGTGATGTGAGCGCATCGGGCTTTTTAATAGGTGACGGCTCTTTAGTGACCAATTTACCTATAAATACACTTCAAGAGGTCACTACATCGGGTTCATCGACAAATAAATTCATAACATTCACAAACGGTGTGACCTCGCTTGAAACGTCTGGGAATGTAGTGGTTACGGGGAATGTCACGTGTTCTAAACTCGTTGGAAGTGGTGAGTTTTTGGGTGGCGTAGCCAACACATATGAATTATCAGTGCTCAGTTCGAGTATATCAAGTGTCGAAAATAAGAAAATAATCACGAACACGAGTGGACTCACGGGTGTCACAAAGGGTGATTTACTCACATCTACAAATAACGGTGTGTTAGGTAAGTTGTCCATAGGTTCAAATGGTCAACTTCTATTAGCAGATACGACCACATCACTTCCAAAATGGGAAACGATTACAAACATATTTAATATAGGGTCGAGAACTACCGACCTCGAGAATGAATTTATATTTTCCAACACGGTAAACTTATCTTCACTCACGACCGGCGACATATTGTACGGATACGGAACGAATGACATAAGAAGACTCGCGAGAGAAACGACGGCAGATAACACGATTCTCACATACGGTGATTACGGCACTGGTTATGGACGCCTGTTGCGCATGGATGAATGGGGTGAAAATGTCATGTGGTTGCACCCAAGTAATTACGATACGAACGCGGGTAATGCACAAATATTTACAACTGGTACGAGTGGTACATTAGATTATATTTCGTTAAATCTCCTAACAGATCAAACAGCAATATCTATGACTGGTAGAATACCTATAGCAACTGGTGCTCCACCATCTGACCTTTTATT